GACATCAATGCGACTAAGTCTATGGGTATGATTCCTGACGGTGCGGTGGTTAACCACTTCCTGACAGACCCAGACAACTTCTTCATCAAGACTGATGCTCCTAACGGTTTTAAGATGTTCAACCGAACCCCTCTTAAGACTGCGATGGAAGGCGACTTTGACACAGGTAACATGCGATTCAAGGCCCGTGAGCGTTACAGCTTCGGCGTTTCGGATTGGCGTGCTGTGTACGGTAGCGGCTCATAAGACTTAGGTCTTTTTAGGAAAAGGGGTGGCTTGTGCTGCCCCTTTTTTTATCGTATCTTATATATGTCCCTGACAGTCGCATCCCGCGGCTGACACTAGCCACGACAGGAGATCTTCATGGCGACTACTACTTTTTCTGGTCCTATTAAGGCCGGTACAATCCGCAACACTATTGGTACGACGGTTGGCACAAACGTAGCTAACACTGGTTTTGTAACAATGGCCCAGTCTATTATCGTAGATATTACCGGTGCCAGTGCTTTAAACCAAAGAGTTGCCATAGTCCCTGCAAACTCTCAAATAATCGACGTTATCTTAAACGTCACCACTGCTAATACTGACACGGGTGCAGCTACCGTATCGGTAGGTACCGCCGCAGATGCCGATGCTTTCCTAGCCACGATAGATGTCAAAGCTCTAGCTACGACCCACGGCACATTGGACGCAGAAGCCACTAATGTTGGCACTACTGACCTAGAGGTTCTTGCGGATTTCACCGGGGCTAATGGTAATGGCACGGGTGCTGGAACGGTTACTGTTGTGTATCTTCAGAATAACAATCTTACATAAGCTACTTTTAAGGAGAAGCGTATATGTCGGGTTCTGATACTTTAGCAAAAAGAGTAACTGGCACCGGCTCTGTCGGTGTTGGTCCCGCTCGTGTTCGTGGGTTCCAAGTAACCACGGGTGCCGGGGCGGGAAGGCTTACCATAACGCAAGGAAATGGTGGCGCTACGGCTATAGACATAGATTTCGGAGCAAGCACGTCTGATTCGGTTTTTATACCGGATGAGGGCGTAAGAGTGTCCGATATATATGTCTCGGCTTTAACGAATATAACGGCTGTAACTATATTCTATAATTAACTCGGAGGTTTTATGGCCACTACAAAGGCTGTTAAAAGAACACCTTCCGGTAAAGTTTCTTATAGAGGAGAGACGTTTTCCGGCTATAACAAGCCCAAAAGGACGTCTGGCGGCAGCAAGAAGTTTGCCGTGTTAGCCAAAAAAGGCGATGACGTAAAGCTTGTCCGTTTTGGGGACCCTAATATGACCATTAAAAAGGACATCCCTGCTAGACGAGCGAGCTTTAGAGCACGTCACAAATGCGACACGGCAAAAGATAAATTTTCAGCTCGTTATTGGAGTTGCAAGAAATGGTAAATAACCAAAATTTAATTTAGGAGAATTATCATGGATCAAGGTTCTAATTGCAGTCCTCGTAAAAGAGAAGCCATGGGTATGATGTATGGCGGAGAAGTTAAGAAAATGGCTAAAGGCGGTTGTGCGGTAAAAGGCATGAAAGTTGGCGGACCCGTAAAAATGAACAAAGGCGGTTGTGCGGTTAGAGGTATGAAGTAATGGCTAAGCGTGGTCTTTATTCAAACATAAACGATAAAAAGAAACGTATAGCGGCGGGTTCGGGTGAGACAATGCGTTCTCCGGGAACTAAAGGTGCTCCAACTGCCGCCGCGTTTAAAAAAGCGGCGAAAACTGCTAGGAAGAAATAATGGCTGTTTCTGGATCAAAAGATTTTGAATTAGACGTCTCCGATTATATCGAAGAGGCGTTTGAGCGATGCGGAAAAGAGATGCGTACAGGTTACGATCTTAAGACCGCTAAACGCTCTTTAAATCTTTTGTTTGCAGATTGGGCTAACAGAGGCTTGAACCAGTGGACTATTCAGCAGGTGACCACCACGCTGACGCAGGGTGTATCGGATATTACGGTAGGCGCTGACACCATTGATATTTTGTCCATAGTGGTTCGCCGGGACAACACGGATTACGGAATACAGCGTTTGAGTAGGGATGATTACATCAATATTCCGAATAAAACGCAGCAGTCTAGGTCGTCACAATGGTTTCTAGACCGCTTAATCAGCCCCATTTTGAAGCTGTGGCCTGTTCCAGACAATAGCACGGACCAAATTATTTATAATCGTTTAGTCCGTCTAGACGACGCGGATTCGGCGACTAATACGTTGCAGATCCCTTTTCGCTTCTACCCCGCGCTTGCCGCGGGTTTGGCATACTACATAGCCATTAAGAAAGCGCCGGACAGGATACAACTTCTTAAATCGCTATACGAAGAAGAGATGCAGCGTGCGATGGATGAAGATCGAGACAGGGCTTCATTTAATGTTGTGCCTAGCTTGGCATATTCCAGGAACATATAATGGGTAAGTTTGCTGTTGGCAAAAAAGCTTATGGCATTTCGGACCGCTCAGGCTTTCGTTACAGACTTAACGACATGCAGAAAGAGTGGACGGGGATGCTTGTGGGACGGGATGAGTTTGAGGTTAAACAGCCTCAACTTAACCCTCGCCGCAAAGTTATTGACCCGCAAGCTTTACGCGATGCTCGCCCGGATAGGGTAGAACCTACGGTTATTTATGCGGGCCTTCCTTTGGTTACGGCTCCGAGTTTGGGTCCGGTTACGGCCTTTGGGCAAGTTGGTAGTGTTACGGTGGTAACCACATGAGTTTTACTTACGATCAATTAAAAACGGCAATACAAGATTACACGCAAAACGAAGAAACAAGTTTTGTGAATAACTTGCCGGTTTTTATACGCGTGGCCGAAGAGCGTATCTTAAAGAACGTTCAGCTTACGCTTTTTCGTAAAAACGCTACGGCAAACACGACGGCCAGCAATCAATATCTTGCGGCACCTAGCGATTTTTTAGCGCCATTTTCTTTGTCGTATACCGACGCAAGTAACGACAAGCACTTTTTGGAATACAAAGACGTTAACTTTGTCCAATCTTTTAACCCGGATGCGTCCACTACGGGAGCGCCGCGTTACTACGCATATTTTGACGTTAGTAGTTTTTTAATAGGTCCTACTCCAAATGGCGCATTTGCGGTAGAGCTTCATTACTTCTATCGTCCGGCAAGTTTAACTTCCGGTCTTGGGGGTGGTACTACTTGGTTAAGTACAAATGCGGAAGTAGCTCTTCTATACGGTTGTTTGATTGAAGCCTACACTTACATGAAAGGGGAAGCAGATGTCATGCAAGAGTATGAAAAACGTTTTGTAGAAGCCGTAACATCTTTGAAGAACTTCGGCGAAGCAAAAGAAGTCACCGATGCCTATAGGACAGGGCTTATCATTAGAGATAAAGCCTAATTTAAGAGGAAACACAAATGGCTATTTCACAAGCTATGGCTACATCGTTCAAAGTTCAAATCCTTGGTGGAGACTTTGACTTTAGCAGCGGCACATCACAGGTATTTAAGATTGCTTTGTTCACTAATGCAGCTACGTTAGGCGCGACTACTACTGCGTATGCCGTCACTAATGAGGTGTCTGGCACTAACTACGTAGCAGGTGGTAATACCCTGACTATTTCTCAAGTCCCTACGTCTACAGGCACTACGGCGTTCTTGGACTTTGCAGACACTACGTGGGCTAACGCAACTATTACTGCTCGTGGCGCTTTGATCTACTTAGCGAACGGCGGCACTAACCCTGCTGTTGCAGTTCTGGATTTCGGTTCGGATAAGACCTCTACTGCGGGCGACTTTACTATTGTCTTCCCTGCTGCTGATGCGAGCAACGCGATCATACGTATCGCTTAAGGTACTTAGATGGCTGACGTTATCGTCCCACTCTCCGGGTGGGGTTACAGCACTTGGGGGACGGATTCGTGGGGCGAAGGTAATGCCCTGCCGTTCTTAACAGGTGAGGTAGGTTCGGTAGCAGTAGCTGCGGGTGCAGTTGTTAGTGTTAGTGGTGTATCTGGTACTTCAGCGTTAGGTTCTACTTCGGTCACGATTAACCAGAGCGTTTCGGTTACGGGGGTTAGCGCCACAGGCATAGCCGCTTACGCTGTTTGGGATGCTACGGTTTATTTCGGTGGTTGGGGTAGAGGGTTCTGGGGACAGGGTTCGTGGGGACAGTCGCTAGGTCTCCAAGCCACAGGTGAAGTTGGTAGTGTAGAACTAAGCCTAGGCGCTAATGTTTTTGCTACGGGTGTTGCGGCTAGTACTACTCTAGGTAATGTGGCGGTTACGGGTGATGCGGATGACATCACTGTTCTAGGTAACGCAGCTACTGGTGAGCTAGGCACTATAGGTGTCGAAGCAGGCGCTATTGTTATTGTTACAGGCGTTCAAGCCGCAGGCGAGCTAGGTACTGCCGGAGTTAAAGAAGGTGCTAATGCGTTCCCAACGGGCGTACAGGGCACTACAGCTCTAGGCACGGTAAGCGTCACAGCAGACGCAATAGTCACGGAAACGGGTCTGCAAGCCACCGCTACACTGGGCAACATCACTGTACTGTTACAGCAAAACGTTAACGTAACAGGCGTTCAAGGCACTACAGCACTAGGCGAGACAACCGAAACAGCCGATGCGAATGTATACGCCATTGGCGTACAGGCCACAGGCCAAGTCGGAACAGTACTAGTTTGGAGCCAGATAACACCTAATCCGGGCACAATTTGGACGGAGATAACGGGAGAAACGCCTCCCACAATTTGGACGGATATAGCAGCATGAAGACAGTAAACGCAGCACAGACAGTGGGCAACGCGATAGACCCGAAGCATGAAATTGAAGTGTTATGTGGTAACTGCGGGTATGATGTGAACGAGGCTGAATTAACCGCCGATACTTGCTCAGATTGCGGCGAAACACTAAACTTACGTCAGAATACAAAGATTTACGCGACAAGCATCCCCGCCGCTGGCGGCAGCACGTTAGTGTAGATACTGGAGAAATTAGATGGCTACTTATGTAAATAACTTACGGCTCAAAGAAATCACCACGGGTGATGAAGACGGCACTTGGGGCACCAGTACTAACACTAACCTTGAGCTAATCACTGACGGTTTTAGCTACGGCACGAAACAGATGTCTGCTGATGCCAACGAAACTTTCACTATGCCTGATGCCACGGCAGACGCGACTCGCGGGTTTTATTTAAAGATTACTTCGGCGGGTTCTCTTACGGCTACTCGTGAGGTGACGCTTGGTCCAAACACTGTCTCTAAAGTGTGGTTGATTGAGAACGCCACTACAGGCAGTCAGATCATCACAATCAAGCAGGGTTCAGGTGCTACGGTTAATGTAGCCAACGGCTCTAAGGTAATGATCGTTACAGACGGTGCGGGTTCGGGAGCAGCGGTTCTTAATGCTAATCCAACAGAAGCGGGCGCAGGAACTGTTACCTCTGTTCAGATGGCAGGAGGATCAACAGGGCTTACTTACAGCGGCGGGCCAATTACAGGGTCTGGGACAATTACTACTGCTGGAACTTTAGCTCTCGCCAACGGCGGTACTAATGCAACTACGGCAGCGGGTGCGCGGGCAAGTCTTTCCGCTAACGCCCTACCAATACTTAAAGGCGGAAACTACACAGCAGTAGTAGGCGAGTTTGTTACCGCTACAGCCGGAAGTATTACCATCACTTTACCTGCCTCTCCCAGTGCAGGCGACACGGTAACTATTAAAGACGGCACAGGCGCAGCGGCTACTACTACTTTTACCGTAGCGCGTAACGGCTCTAACATCGCAAGCTCTGCTACTGATCTGGTGTTTGATAAGAACTTTGCAGAAATCACTATGTCCTACATCAACGGCACTATTGGTTGGAGCGTATAAATGAGTAACTTGTCGGAACTGCTGCCGACAGGCGGTGGACAAAACGCTGTAGACTTTGTTGCGGCAGAGAATATATCTGCGGGGCAAGCTGTTGCCTTAAAAACGGATGGTCAAATTGAAACGATTGATTCTGGAAATGTGGGTAATGTTATAGGGTTAGCCGCAGAAGCTATCACTTCGGGTAATACAGGCTCAGTAAATTTGTTTGGTGGGATTAACGAAGCGCAGACAGGTCTGACCGTAGATTCTGATTATTACGTTGACAACACTGGTACAATTAGCACGTCTTTTCCCTCTATCGGGCGAAAACTAGGAAAGGCGATTTCTGCAACAACTATAAACCTATTAGACTACCCCTCAGTTTCTTATATTTCGGGTCAACAAGCTTATACAAGCGCCGGAACATTTACTTGGGTTGCTCCTGCCAATGTTACTTCTGTATCTGTGGTAGTTGTTGGCGGCGGTGCTGGCGCGGATAATGGTGGCGGTGCTGGCGGCGGTGGTGGGGCACTAGCTTGGAAGAACGATATACCTGTTGTCCCCGGAACCAGTTATACCGTTGTTGTAGGAAATAAAGGCAACAACTCTTCCCCTTATAACGGGAATGAAAGTTATTTTATTGCTGCAACAACCGTTCAAGCACAGGGTGGTAAACGCTCTGGAGACGCCACTTTTGTGGGGGACGGTGGGG